GTTCCATAAAGTCAGATTTCGTTTGTAGTCCGAATCGTGTAGGTGTGACGAATGATCAAACATTCCTCACAAATATGCGACCTCGTAACTTCTTCGAAATCAATGAGTCCGGAGTCGGTATTTCTGGGAATCCTCCCGGAATACATAATGACTTCGGATTCTTTACTGGAAAAGGGATCCCGATCGTTACCGGCGCAGCTTTTCCGTCTATGTCGTCTTTGAAAGCGGCAGGATCAGCCCACATCAGTGGGCTTAATCCTTTCGCTCCGAAGGCCTCTGTCCTCTCTTCGCTCTTAGAGCTTGCGAGAGGAGACATACCCGGTTTGCTGTCTTCATTGCGCAGACATCTTACGACCATTCAAGGTCTTAAGGCATCTGGCATCAAAAATGTCTCTCAGACTCTCGGTGACGAGTATCTGAACGGCGTTTTTGGCTGGGCTCCTATTATCAGGGATGTTGATCGTGCTGTCAAGGTCCTCCTGGAACTTGATAGCCTTCTCTTCAAATCTGATAGTACGAGACGATCGGTTCGACGGGTCGTTCAGCAAGTGGGTGCTCAGAAATCAGAAAATCTGACACTGTGGGTCGGCCATCCCTGGTCCGACACACCACCTATTGGCAACTCGCTCTACTACAACTCCGCTGAATTAAGCGGAATTGGATTAGGCGGTGTTGCTAATGGAGCACTTGTTGACTGGTCAACCCTGCTCACTTATTCTGTCAACACGTCAGCTAGATTCTCAACTGGCTTCTATCCTACGACCACTAATAATGGTCATTTGGATAGAGCTATTGATCTTCTAGGCCTGAAGTTGACACCTGCAGTGATCTGGGAGCTGACTCCATGGTCATGGCTCATCGACTGGTTCCTACACATAGGAACTGTGATCCAGAATCTTTCGACTCTGGGTTTGTCGAATACAATTCTTCAGTACGCATATTCCACTGCACGCGTTGAACGCGTAACCAGTGGAGTTGGTACACCTCAGTTTCAACGCGACAGGGTCAATAGCATAACTTCCTTCTCAGGAAATATGTATTGGGTCTGGCGCTGCGACACTAAGGTCAGAATTGCTGCCTCACCGTTCGGCTTTGATGTTTCCCTTAACTCGCTTAATGCGGGTCAGTGGGGAATCCTCTCGGCTCTTGGCCTTGCCAGGAGTCGTTGAACAACTCAATAACAATTGAATAGGAGAAACTGTGGCCTTTGCAGACCCTCAGTCAGTCACGATCGGAACTACCCCTGGTGCTATCTCGCTTGTGCGAGTTAACACCGGATCGGATGTTGGGAAGTTTTCCAACTACGATGCCAAGGCAGCTCTCGAGGTCTCGACAGCCTACGGTCGTCGGTCGCGCCATGTGGCGCGACTGACCTACTCGAAGGTAGTCACTGACCCTCTCGTTGCAACCACCAATGTGCTTGCAAGCGGGACGGTCACCCTCACGATCGATGTTCCTCCGACGGGTTTCTCTGCTTCTGAGCAGAAAGACCTGGCGAAGGCTCTCATCAATCAACTGACGGCTTCTACCGACGCAGCTCTTATCAAGCTGATCGCCGGAGAAAACTAGTGAATGACACCGTCCTCGTACTTACCCTCATGTCTCTGACAGGAGGTCTCGGTACGGTTGTCGGCGCTACACTAGGGATTCTCGCTGCAAGGCGAAATCCCGTCTGAGTCGTGCAACATCTGCTAGATCACTACTGGAACGATACCACTTGAAAGGAGTACCGTTGAAAAGCCAGTCTGATCTCCACGAAGCTGTGCTGATTCATCAGCTCAGTCTTCTTGGCTGTGATGCCCTTCGAGATCTTGCAACAATGAGATCTCGAATCGAAATTAAGGGTGAGGAGTTCCTCACTCTTATCCTACCGACCCTCGGCCAGTACCTCGAAAGAGGATTGGAAGACGGTCGACTCCCGCTCCCCATTCCTTACTTTCACAGTAAGGGTAAAGGAGACATGCGCCCTGCATTTATGCATGGTGCATTCGGGATGGTTTTCGATCATGAGGGTGTCTTGCTTGAGTACCCTTCTTCACACGCCGTTCAAGCCATCAGGCAGGTTAGCTACCTGCATCAGAAGCTCAAGGAGCTTCCGACACCCGAAAGGGTCCAATCTGCGCTTGATCAGTATGTGATGACGGATGAAGCCATATCTTCTGTTGATACCCCTCCAGCTCTTTTCGAAGAGTTCCGGAGAGTATCTCTGAAGATGTGGGGGCGCCATTTTGACCGAATGGAGAAAAGGGTTCATGAAAATGAACTTCTCCTCGGATCAAAGCATGGCCCCGGTGTAGTCGCCCAAAAACTTACCAGCAATGGTAAGTGGACGAGCCGCGAGTGGACCGAGCGTTTAGACGCTTGGTTCCGCGCGACGCTACATCTTTCCCACTCCCTCTCTGAGGAAGGGGAAGATCTAGTTCTACATCCGCCTGGTGCCGAACCACCCGCCAGGGTGATTACGGTGCCTAAAACGGCGAAGGGTCCTCGTGTCATCACGGCTGAACCGGTGTATAACCAGTTCATCCAGCAAGGCCTTGCGGCCATGTTCGAAGAATGGATGTTTGTCCACGCTTCGGTGAGTTACGAGTTCCAGGAGCCGAATCAGGAGCTTGCCCGTCAGGGTTCGTTCCCAGATTCGCAGTATGCGACACTAGACCTCTCTGAGGCCTCGGATCGCGTATCCCTTCGCATCGTTAAAGAGCTGCTGAAATACTGGCCGGGATTGCTCTCTGCCATTCTATCATGCCGCTCTCAGCGATCGATCCTTCCTGATGGTGGAGTGATCCTCCTCAGGAAATTCGCGTCTATGGGCTCTGCTCTTACTTTCCCAATCGAAACACTCGTCTTTGCGACGATTGCTAAATTGGCAGTAGAGCGTACTCAAGACAAGGTAGTGGGGGGTCCTAAATCCACCCACTTCCGCGTGTATGGAGACGACATAATCGTCCCTATCTACGCAGCCGATGAGTGTGTGCGTCTCCTTGAGGCTTTCGGTCTCAAGGTAAACGTCCATAAATCTTTCATGAAAGGAAACTTTCGTGAAAGTTGTGGAGGAGACTTCTTCCTTGGCAACCCGGTAGCACCGGTTCGTGTCAGGAAGCGACTTCCACGCACTCGCAGCGATGTTGACGAAGTTGTGGCCCTTGTTGCCTTCAGGAACCTGTACTGGGAACAGTACGGGCCTTCTGAAGTGGTCACAACTCTCGATTCTCACATCGAACGGATAATACCGTTCCCTGTGGGCCCTCGAGAGACTGATGCCCTTGTTCGATGGGATTTCACCCCTTCTCCCGAAGGATGGGATCGAGATTTCCATCGGCCTTACGTCATGGGGGTTCGTCCGGTGTACACATACCGGGTTGACCCGCTTGACGGGGTTTCAGCTCTTCTCAAGTTCTTCTGGACACCATTCAATGATGACCCGAAGCACTTGCAACGCGCTGGGCGTCCCATATCCGCCAAATTGAGATATGGTCGTGTACTGGTTTAGGCCAGTACGCGGGATGCTCTAAAGAGCATGAATCTAACGATTCC